CACCCTAGGGAGAACACATAATGGCTTTAACACAAGTTCCAATAGAACTATCAAGTACTCCGGGGATCGTTGATAACTCCAATGCTACTGCTATTACTATTGATAGCTCTGAAAACGTGGGTATTGGTGCTTCGCCTATTACTTTAGATGGGAATGCTACCCCCGGATTAACAGTTTCTTCAAATGGGCCTTTTATACTTTTACAAGATGCGAACAATTCAGACAAAGTTAGATATATCTCTAACAATACTGGAGAGTTTCAATTTGGCATAGTTGGTGACAACGGTACTACTGGTAAAACTGAACATATGCGCATTGACTCCTCTGGCAACGTGCTGTTGGGTAAAACTTCTTCGTCTTTCGGAACAGATGGTGTTGAAATTAAAAATGACAAAATATGGTCTACTAATACTTCAAGTGACTGCATATCATTAAACAGAAAAACATCAGATGGTGCTCTTGCTACATTCTACAAAGACAGCTCAACCATAGGCAGTATTGGTGTTGCATCAAGTAACAACCTAGCGATAGATGGATTAGTTGCTTCTCACGCAGGGCTTGAGTTTGGCACAGGCAGGATAACTCCCAGAGTGGCTGGAGCAACAGCAGACAATGCTGTTGACTTGGGTTATTCAACACAAAGGTTTCAAGACCTCTACCTGTCAGGCGGTGCATACCTAGGCGGCACAGGTTCAGTCAACCATCTGGATGACTATGAAGAAGGGACGTGGACTCCTGTGTTAGTACAAACAGGTAACTCTGTTACGCACTCAGCGCAAACTGGCCTATTTGTAAAGGTCGGTCGGTCAGTATTTATTAGTGGATTTATCAGTTGGAGTGCATATACGAATGGTACAGGCTCAATTGAAATTGATGGTCTGCCTTTTAACATAGCAAATCTTACTTCTGCATATAGTCAAATAGCTTCTTTTGACCACGGCGGCATCCCTTACACCAGCGGAAGAACTACGTTCGGCTTTTATGCCGCTGTAAACACTGATAAAGCACGTTTATTGGTAGCTGGAAGTGGTCTAAATACTGCTGCTGTTTCAAGTATTAGTTCTTCGGGTTTTATTTATTTTTCAGGTACGTTTTACACAAACTCATAACCCACTGCATAGCTTTGGGTCGGACAGTCCATACAAGGAGATAAAATATGGCACTTTCAGAAGCAACAGTAGAAGACAAGATTGAAGTAGTAGACTGCGGAGGCTGGAAAGTTATCCAAGTCCGCACAGCTACTATCATCAGCAGAGACGGTGAAGAGATCAGCAGATCCTTCCATCGCCACACAGTATCACCCACTGACGATTGGTCAGGTGAAAGCACAGAGGTTCAAGCCATGTGCAATACGTTCCACACAACAGAAGCTATAGCAGCTTATAACGCTGCACAGACAGAGACACCGTAATGGCTACATTCACTTGGACGATCTCAACCACTGATTACGAACTGAGTGATGGGGGTGTTTTTACCGCTCACTGGCGCGTAAACGCAGAGCAAACGGAAGGTACTGGCGATGACGCGGTAACCTACACTGCAACAAGCTACGGCACTCAAGGGTTTACCTACGATGCGTCTAGCTCAGATTACACTCCCTATGCCGACTTGACCGAGGTACAAGTGTTAGGATGGTGCTGGGATGACGGCGTAGACAAAGATGCAATCGAAGCATCGCTACAAGCCAACATCGACGCGCAGATAACCCCAACAACAGGTGAAGGAGTACCTTGGTAATGAGCGAACAGCAAACGATAACCATCGACAACGAAGAGCATAACGTGTCAGACCTAACCGTCGAGACCCAGATGCACGTTGCCCGTGTTGCCGAACTACGCCGTGAGATTTCGCAGATGCAAATGCAGATCCAAGAACGCGAAGTTCTGTTAAACGCTTACAGCAACGCTATCGTCGAATCAGTAAAGGCTGTTGAAGATGGTGAAGCCGAGGCTTCTGTTCAGTGACACCTACAGAGAAGGCCATAGCTCAGATTGAAGCGCATGAGAAAGAGTGCGCTGTCCGGTACCAAGGCATTGAGCAGCGTCTGCAAGATGGCAGCAAGCGGTTTGATCGGCTTGAGCTAATGATCTGGGGCGTTTATGTGACGGTAATTGTCGCGGTGGCTTTGCCGCAGTTTATGAGCGGCTGATTGTGATTGGCGAGATCGCTGCGATTGTAGCTGGCGTAAATGCAGCTACCAGTGCGATTAAGCAGGTCGCTGAGACTACTAATGACATTCAGTCTATCTCTGGGTTTTTGTCTGCGTTAGGTGGTGCCGAGGTAGAGCTACAACGCGCTCAGAACGAGGGTAAGCTGTCCGAGGCGGACGCTGTAAAGGCGGCACTAGCCAAGAAGCAGATCCAAGAAACCATGCGTGAGATCAAGGATCTGTTTACCGTTAGTGGTAACGGTCAATTATACCAAGAAGCTATGCAGGCAATGGCGGAAGCCCGTAAGCAAAAGCAGCTTGAGTTGGCTAGAGCAGCGGCTAGAAAGAAGAAGTTCTGGAAAGAAGTTAAAGAATACGCCGCTATTGCTGGTGTGCTTTTGTTTCTTCTGCCCATGACGCTAGCACTTTTGCTAGGTTGGCTGACAAGAAAATGATGGCCTTCTTGCTGGTTGTGGTGGTAAACGGTGAGCCAATAGCTGACGAGTTTTACTTTCGGGACATCACACGGTGTAACACGTTTGCGTATTACGTCAGTACAGGTAAAACCAAGATAAACAACCGCTACCAAATGCAAGAAAACATAACGGCTTATTGCATACCGAAACGGGTTGCGGCGAACACGAAAACCTGGGATTAAGATGGCAGCGAAGCGTTTACAAGAAGGCTCTGAATACGCTGAATACGATGCGGATGGGGATGGTGTTGTAACCGACCAGGAGCTAAACACCAGCAAAGAACTTCAAGAGCTACGCCTGCAACATGAACGTGCTGATGCCCAACGAGCCATGAGTTGGTTCGCTCTGTGGGGAATGCTGCTCTACCCCTCGCTAGTAGTTGCATCGGAGCTTTTCGGGCTGACGCAAGCAGCAACGATTTTAGGTGATATGGCAGCAGTCTACTTCGTATCCGTTGCGGGTATACTTGCAGCGTTCTTTGGCGCGCAAGCGTGGTCAAATAGGAAATAGGTTATGAGCATCGTCGCATCATTAGTAGGGCCGGTTACAGGGCTACTGGACAAGTTTATTGAGGACAAGGATCAGAAGAATGCCTTGGCTCATGAGATTGCTACCATGTCTGAAAAACATTCGCATGAGGCGCTCAAAGGCCAGCTAGAAATTAACAAGATGGAAGCCGCGCACAAATCACTGTTTGTGGCTGGATGGCGACCCGCTATCGGCTGGATCTGTGCGTTGGGACTGCTGTACAACACCATTATTGCAAACATACTAGGTATTTGGTTTGCGGTACCGGAAGTAGATACAACACTTCTTGTCCCTGTTATGATGGGGATGCTCGGTTTGGGCGCTATGCGTTCATACGAGAAAGTCAATCAGGTAGCTAGAGAGAAGTAATGGGCGAGCTAATTGAAATGATAAAACGCCATGAAGGCGTCAAGTCTAAAGTGTATTTGTGTACTGCAGGCTTTGAGACCATAGGTGTAGGTAGGAATATCTCAGAGTCTGGTCTTGGGTTGTCTGACGATGAAATTGACTACTTACTACACAATGATCTAGAGCGTTGCCATCAAGAGTTGCAAGATGCCTACTATTGGTACGGCGGCCTGAACAAAGCTAGGCGGGACGCTATGGTTGATATGTGTTTCAATTTGGGTATTACACGGCTGCGCGGATTTGTTAAGGCTCTAGAAGCTATGTCTCGGGAGCAGTTTGATATTGCTGCCGATGAGTTCATGGATAGTCGTTGGGCCAAACAAGTAGGTCGAAGAGCCGAAGAAGTTACTGAAATGATAAGGACTGGGGAGTATCGCTAATGCCTTTGCAGAAGTTCATCTTCAATCCAGGTATTAACAAAGAGGGTACTAGCTACACTGCAGAAGGTGGTTGGTTTGACGGCAATCTAATGCGGTTTCGCAAAGGATTCCCAGAGAAAATTGGTGGGTGGGTTAAATACCTTACTGCCTCGTTCAACGGTTCTGGAAGAAAGCTTCTATCCTGGACTACCTTAGACAATGAACGGCTTTTGGGTATTGGCACGCGAACAAAGCTATATATTCAAAACAACGCAACCTACGACGACATCACGCCTATTCGCAAAACATCTACTAACTCAGTAACCTTTGCTGCAACAGATGGATCGTCCACGATTACTGTAACTGACGCATCAAACGATGCGGCCAAAGGCGACTTTGTTACGTTTTCAGACGCAGTATCTTTAGGCGGCAACATCACCGCTGCCGTTCTGAACCAAGAATACGAAATAGATTCTATCTCTAACGTTAATTCCTATTTAATTACCGCAAAAGATACTAATGGTGTGACCGTAACTGCAGATTCGTCCGACACTGGCAATGGCGGGTCTGGCGTAGATGGGGCTTACCAAATTAGCGTTGGACTAGATGTATATGTCCCAAGTTCAGGCTGGGGTACAAACGCTTGGGGATCTGGGCCATTTGGATCAAGCAGCCCGTTGAACGTCATTAACCAACTGCGCCTCTGGTCTATGGATAGTTTTGGCGAGGACTTGGTTGCAAACGTCAGAGCGGGTGGAATTTATTATTGGGATTACTCTACCTACAACACTCGTGCTGTTGCGATAAGTGACCTGCCTGATGCAAACCTTGCCCCCACGCTAGGGTTGCAAGTTATTGTGTCCGACATTGATCGTCATGTAATTGTTCTAGGCGCAGACCCTATTAACAATACAGCCACAGCACGAACGGGTGCCATAGACCCGCTGCTAATTTCCTTTTCAGATCAAGAAAACATAGCTGAATGGGAGCCTACAGCGACTAACACTGCTGGATCCCTACGTTGTTCAGCAGGGTCTCAGATCATTGGCGGCTTGCGTGCCCGACAAGAAACGTTGATATGGACTGATGTCGCACTCTATAGCCTTCAGTTTGTTGGCGCTCCACTTACGTTTGGCCTTAACCTAATCAATGAAGGCGTAAGCCTCATTGGTCCAAATGCACCAGTGAATACGCCATCAGGCATTTTCTGGATGGACAAGAAAGGGTTTTATTCTTATCAAGGAGCAGTTCAACCAATACCATGTTCAGTACATGCATATGTTTTTGATGATTTAAACGAAGATCAAGCGTTCCAAGTTTTTGGATTCCTCAACAAACAGTTTGATGAGGTGGGTTGGTTCTATTGTTCGGCGTCAAGCAACGTCATTGATAAGTATGTTACCTACAACTATGTCGATCAAACATGGGCCATCGGTGAGTTATCTAGAACCGCGTGGCTTGATGAAGGGGTTGTTTCGTTTCCTAGGGCAGCTGGGTATGACAACGGCAATAACTACATCTATTCGCACGAAACAGGCTTTGATGCTGATGGGTCGCCCATGGACAACGTGTTCGTTGAAAGCGGTGATTTTGATTTGGGTGAAGGGGAAGAGTTTCAGTTTATCCGAAGATGCATACCTGATGTTAAATTCACTGGTAATTCTGGTGATACACAGACAATTAACTTCGTGTTGAAGGCAAGAAACTACCCAGGTGAAAGTCTTACAACGGACCAAACATCTTCGTTCACAACAAACACGACTAAGATTGATACACGAGCAAGGGGTCGTCAGGCTGTTGTGCGGTTTGAGTCAGATGACAATGCAGATGTTGGTAATCGATTAGGTGTTGGTTTTAGAGTTGGTGGGACCCGGTTAGATCTACAGCCTAATGGCCGAAGATGAGCAAGATTTTACAGGGTAGGCTGCCATTTGTTTACGGGTCAAATGACGTTGATGGAAATACGTTCAATAGGACAATACGTCTTCTTGAGTTAAGTCTTGATTCGTTTGATCCCGATGCGACTCCGCAGTACACGAGTAATAAAAGAGACACATTGCAGTTTAATGCTGGTGATGTTATTTGGAACACTTCCATCTCTTCTTTACAGCTTTATACTGGCAACGAGTGGTTGAATGTCAGTACGCAAACAGAGTCTGGCTCTAACCCCCTTGAGGCCACAGGCCAAGTAGGGACGGTTCAGGTGATTACTAACGGCGATATAGTGGTGAGTGTAGGTTAATGGGAAAACTATGTGCTAGAGGAAAGGCTGCAGCTAAACGCAAATTCGATGTGTACCCTTCAGCGTATGCAAATGCGTATGCCAGCAAGATATGTGCGGGCAAGATCAAAGATCCTTCTGGAGTAAAACGAAAAGACTTTAAAGGGCCAAAGCCTAAAAACATGAATGGCGGCGGCTTTGCTGCTAAACGCGCTAGGGTGATTGACCCCAGAGGATTTAACGGCATGCTATCCGGCAAGCGTCCTAGGACGAAGCTTGTATGAGCCTGAAAGAGTGGTTTGGCAAAGGCGCAAAAGGCGACTGGGTTGACATTGGGGCACCCAAGAAAGACGGCAAGTTCCAACCTTGTGGCCGATCAAGTACAAAAAGCCGTAGCCGCAAATACCCAAAGTGTGTGCCTAGGTCAAAGGCTAAAGCCATGACTGCATCTGAAAGGTCTAGCGCAGTTGAGCGAAAGAGATCCAAAAAACAAGGGGTTGGAGGAAAGCCGACCATGGTTAAAACGTTTGCGAAAGACGGCGGGCTTATTACCAAAAGAAATCACCGTGGTTGTGGGGCTGTGATGCCTGACCGTCGAAAGAAGACAAGGTACTCCTGATGTTCAGAAGATATGCTCAAGAGTTCAGCGGTGGCGGCGAAGTTACAGGCGGCAGATCTAAGGCGGCTAAACGTAAGCGCGAGAAGTCAATAGCAAAAACAACTACAGGAAAATCAGCTAATTACCTTCCAACAAAGGAAGGTGCTGGCATGACAAAGGCGGGTGTAAAAGCCTATCGCAAAGCAAATCCTGGTAGTAAACTCCAGACAGCGGTAACAGAAGATAAGCCTACGGGCAAGAGGGCAAAGCGCAGGAAGTCTTTTTGTGCTAGATCTGCTGGACAGATGAAGAAGTTCCCGAAAGCAGCAAAAGATCCTAACTCAAGATTGCGTCAGGCTAGACGCAGGTGGAAGTGTTAATATGTCAGCAAACACGGAACAATTAAGAGAGCAATCAAAACAAAGAACTATGGAGGTTCTCAACCAACCTGGTTCTATCAATAGATTTGCCCCTAGTCCTCTCGGACAAATAAACCCAGCACTTGCACGCAGTGCCAGTTTTTTAGCGCCGGGAATGACTAATCCTTTTGCAGGATCTTTGGGTTATCAACGCATGCCTGGTGCTCAGTACGCAAACTACGAAAGAATGGCACCAAATGTTGGCGG